TTGTCGTCGCACTCTTCGAGCACCGCAGCGAAGATCAGTTCCAGTTCTCCTTGAACGAAATCCTCTCTCCCTGGCTTTGTATTGAGTGAGTATTTATCTGAATGAATGTGTATTAGGTGGGACTGTGGTTCCAAACTTGCGGACTGTGGTTCCAGTTCTGCGGACTGTGGTTCCAGTTCTGCGGACTGTGGTTCCACTTGGGCGACGGCAGGCGCAGCTGCGCTGCGCTCTGCCTGCTGTGCTCGCATGTCGAGGATCCAAAGATTCGGCCTGCTGCGTCGAGCGCGTGGGTTCTTCTTCGTGCCGCCTGTGCCGCCTGCGTTGGTTTCGCTCAGGAATCCGATTCCAGCCGCCAGTAGTTCAGGAAGGATTCGCTTTCGCACGTTCGCTTCTCCGTAGTGCATGGCCTCCGCGTATTGCTCGTGCGTGTGCCAGTCCACGAACACCCCAGAGTGCAACAGATCGTGCTCGCGCAGCACCGTCTGGGCGTAGGCGTACTCATTGCCAGTCAGATCTTGAACAGGCCGCGCCCAGCGCACCGCTACTTGGAGATAGTGGCAGGCGTAGGGCGAGAGATTCGGATTCTCTGCCAATGTCCTGTCGAGCCACTGCCACTTGTGCTCTTTTGGATAGCGCGGCCCTGGCTGGTTTATCCTGTTATTACTGGCGTTTGGCAATATGCCTGGACTGAGCCTAGACGCGGTGATACGTTCACCGTCAGTTGGTTGGTGCATTTCAACTACTTTCCGAAAAAGCCCCGCTTTCGCTCGCCAAAGTGAAAGAGCGGGGTTTTTTCTTATCTCTGGGGCTGGTTATGCCGTTGCTGGTTCCTTCTTTCGTGCGCCAGCAGACAGGCCCTCTTGGGCCAGCCGTCGCAGCATCTCGCTCCGTGTCAGTCCCTGCCGCGTGGCCTCTTTGTCGAGGCTTTCGAGCAGTGACTGTGGGAGCCTGGCGGCGATCAGTTGGCTAGGTTCCCGCTGTTTTACTGGCATCCGCCTACTGTATAACGAACACGCGACACAGTGTTGGAACTCTCAACTATTCGTCGAGCGTTGCCACCATCTCTTCTTCGTCGAGGCTGCCAGGGCCTCTGCTCGCTCCCTGCGTTCGCGTTCGGCATCGACGGCAGACTGGGCTGCGGCCTGGGCCTGCTCCCTGCGTTCGCGTTCCATATCGACGGCAAACTGCGCTGCTATCAGTCGCTCTTTGGTGGCTGCCAGTTCCACCTCTAGGGCCTGGGCGCGTTCAGCCAGGGCGTTCCTGCCCGCTGTAAGTTCCTTGCGTTCACTGCGCAGATCTTCGATCAGGGCCAGCAGTCCCTTGACTGTTTCAGCCTCTGCAGGCGCAGCTGCGCTGCGCTCTGCTTCTGGTTCGAGCCTGCGATAGCCCAGGATCATTAGCGCAGCCGCTGGTATCTGCCACTGCTCACCTTTTGGGCCTGGTGACAGATATGCGCCAGGGATCTTGCCTTCGTCGAGCCGCCTGCGCAGCGTTCGTTCGCTCACCGCGTACTGCTCGCTGGCCTGTTTGATCGTCAGAACGTGGCCGCTGGCGTCTGGGGTGTTTGGATCGAAGAATGTTGGCCTCTTGGGGGTTGAGGTTTCTTCTTCCAGTTCTGGCTGGCCTGTCATGCCACTGCCAGGGCCTTCGTTGCTGGGCTGTTCAGGATCTTGGACACGCTCGAAGCCTGCCACTGGCCGCCTCGTGCGGTGGGGATTCCTTCTGCGTCGAGGGTGCTGGCAATAGCGCGCAGCGTCATGCCCTGGGCTTTGAGAGCCAGGACACGCTCTCTTGTGGCTTCTGGGGTACGCGGGCCACAGTTCAGGCCCCACACTTGGCCCTTCTGCCTGCGTGAAGCGTGAACGTCTGCCTGTCGCTCACCGATTCGGGCGCGCTCCATCTCTGCGAACGCAGCCATGATCGTCAGAACGAACCGGCCTGCTGGGGTGCCAGTGTCGAGGTTCTGATCCATGATCACCATGCGCCAGCCGTTCCTGTCAGCGTCGTCGCAGATCCGCAGTACGTCACGAACGCGGCGTGAGAGCCGATCCAACTTGAACACGAACAGGGCCTGCGCTTCGCCGGCGTTCAGCCGTTCCAGGGCTTCTGTAATGCCTGGCCTGCTCGTCAGGTTCTTGCCGCTCTTGCCTTCGTCGCTGACTATCTCCCAGTCGGTGAAGCCCAGCAGTTCGGCCTGGGCGATCAGTTGCTGCTGCTGGTGTTCGAGGCTTACGCCTTCGTCGGCCTGGCGGCCTGTCGAGACACGCACGTAGAGCAGGGCTTTGGCTGTTGGGCTGGTGTTCTTTGTCATGCCACTGTTCTACTCCTGTTTCGTGCCTGTGTCCACTCTTTCTTGTAAGAACGTACAGATAGGACACTGGCAGGCTGTGGATAACCGGCACCGTCAAGACTTGGCTAGCCAAAGACAGGACACGCCACAGGCAGGCCCTGGATCATTGGCAGTTAGCCAGTTCTCGTGGCACTACGTGGCAGTAGGTGGCAGAAGAATGGCACAGAAGGCAACTGAGAGGCCACAGAACGCCTTCTAAGACTGGCATTGTGCCCAGGCGGGTGCCGTTTCAAGGCCCGTTTATTGACTGCTCAAAGACTGCTCATTCTTACGTCATGGCCCTGGCGTCGGCGTCAGATCGAGGTGGGACTGGCCTAGCCGTCGAGTCGATCCCGCATGATCGCTCAGGGCGTCGGCGTCAGAACTTGGAGCCATCCAAATAGGGGGGCGGGGGTAAATATGGGTTTGATCCTGTACGTATGATGCCCACGTACGAAACCGTCAGGTACGGGTTCCAGGGTCGCAGGCGCAGCTGCGCTGCGGCCTGCTCACTGGCTGCGCAGTTCTTCTTCTATCTGGTGGATCGTGTCCATGATCGCTTCGTGGCTTACGTCGAGGCCACTGCGCTTGCGGGCCAGGGTTATCTCGTGCAGTTGCGTCATGGCTTCGTGCATCTCCTGGGCCTCTGGGCTGGTGCCGTCGTAGTAGGCCACCTCTTCTTGGGCCTTCGTCGGCGCGTCGAGGCCCCACAGTTTGGCCCTGCGTTCCATAACTTTCAGGATCCCGCCTACGGCTTGCAGTCGATCCCTCACGCTGTCGGCCTCTTCGAGAGTCGGCCATAGTTGCTGTTCGAGGTAGTCGAGTCGCTGGGCTTCCAGCAGGCGCAGTTCTTCGCTTGATTCAGTAATGGCTCTCTCCTGTGCTCGTCGGACTGCTGCGTAGGCACCGCTGGGGCCTGCGTAGCCCTTCTCTGCTGCGATCTCTGCGTACGTAAGGCCCTGTACGCGCAGCCGCCAGCAGTCAAGATCCTGCTGTATCTCGTCGCTTTCACCGAAACCGTTCACAGATTCACCGGCTCTTTCACTTGCTGGTTCTTTGATAATGCCTGGCGCAGGGGTGCTGGCAGGTTGGATCGACTCGGCTGTTCGGGGTACTCGCGTTCCCACGCTGCCAGCAGTGTCTCGTGAACCTTTCCAGGCTCTGGCCGATCATGCTCGAAGGACTGGCCTGCGATAGCGCGGTACTCGTCGAGGAATCGACTGCGAAGGCCGCGTAGTTGAAACTCGCTGGCCTCTCTCATCGTCTGCCAGTGAACTCTGGTTGCTGCCAGTTCCTCGTGGTACGTCAGGCTCTCGCGTCGAGCCTTGTTCTGCAGTACCGCCAGGATCTTCTGCCAGGCCGCTTCTGCCGTCGATCCCGCCAGGCTCACTGTGCTGCCAGTTCCTGCTGCCTTCGCAGCGAAGAACGCTCGGCAGTGATTCACGATCACGTTTGGCGATACCGCGAACGTACGGCCTGTGCCATGCCACCACGCATTGAAGCCAGCCAACTGCTCAGGCTGTACGCCTTGTGCGCTCAGTTGCTGCGCTGCCTTCTGTGCATACGTGGGGTTCTTGTCGTCGCACTCTTCGAGCACCGCAGCGAAGATCAGTTCCAGTTCTCCTTGAACGAAATCCTCTCTCCCTGGCTTTGTATTGAGTGAGTATTTATCTGAATGAATGTGTATTAGGTGGGACTGTG